CTTTGCAGTAATCCAGCGTAAATCGTTACTTAAAATTTTGTCGTAATGCGACAACAAAAATTCTATAAGTCCCCTGGCGTATTTTCTAAAAGGGAGGTCAGTCCACCCGATTTGTAACAAACAACAAACGCGCGTGAGAGTTGTCTCAGGCGTAAGATGCTCAACGTCAGCATATAACAAGGATTGCATTAGTTTGTTTCTATTGTACAGCGGGACTGCGAGTCCCCGATAAAAAACAGTGTGAGCAGACAAAAAGTCTAAGTCACACGCCGGTCGGGCATCTAATGAATCAGTTGTCGTTGTAATTCCTAGAATTTTCCAGGTTGCTATAACAGAGCGGGCATTATAAAAAACATGTGCATGGTCAGAAACTGTCCAGGTATTATCATCACCAAGAAGTGCTTTGCTGGTATGTTCTTCAAAACTCATAGAGCTTTGCATATCCAGGGGCACAGTTTTTAACCAAGCAAAAGCAAGGATCCAATAAAGGATCAAAGTATTGTCGGTTACGGTATTGACAGACCCAGACGGGTTGCCAAGCTTTTTCATGATCAAAATCCCTTCGGGAGTAAGCATCAACGTATTAACGAGGTTCCGATAGTAAGTTTTTACTCGACGAAGGTTTTCCGGTGTTTGGTCTTGCGGACGAAAGCAATCAAAGCGAAAACGAGCACAACCCCACATGAGAAAATCTCTCAATGAGGAGTCGTACTGTGATTCATCTAAAGCGTATCCGTTTGGGAAAACATCCAATTTACGATAGAGTTTGTCCCAGTTTCCCTTTAATGGAGACATTCCAATTACGGAAGCACTAATCAAGTGCGAATCATACATCTTTTCATTTTGATCAACAAAAAGACGGTTTCCATTCAATGTTGCATCAATGGCACCAGCAGCAAAAGTGCGAATTGAATTATCCGCTATTTTTTCAGCTGTTCTCAACTCTTCTTTCAAAGAGGAGGAAAATATGGTGGTATAATTCGGGTCTGATGCCAAAGTATTCCAATCATCACTAATCCATTCATAAAACTCTGAGTCCAACAAAAGTTCACCTTTTGTTTTGTAGAGCTCATTAAATGGACTGCCACATGTGCTGGTTTTATCCAAACGATCAATCGCTTCGTCTAACGAGACGACGCGTGA